CCCACGTCAATTTTAAACACTCTACGTTCTGGCGCACGACTCACACGATAGATCAGCACTGAATCTTCTAGCAGTTCTTTTTGCTTGTAGACTTTGTAGATGTTTTCCAAGATACTTTGTCCAAATGGCCAAAAGAAGTCAAGTCCTTCATTCAAACTCAAATGCACCACGTGTTTGGAATCCACAGTGGTTTCATTCATTGCTTGTGTAAATCTGCTGTTGCCGCCAGCACCACCGTAACCGCCACCTCCGCCACCATTGGGTGCTGAATAATTGTTTTGTCCCACAGAACCTGTGGCACGACTCACATAGTAATCGCTGGTGGTTTTGGGAGCAATACTTAAATTTTCAAAGTTGGGATTGATGTCACGAATGACATACTGTTCAGGTCTCTTGCCTTCACTTTCATTTACAATAACTCTGCTGACTTTGACCATGTCAACCCAGTACATTTCAAATGTTTCTGGATCACGCACAAACACTTGATCGCCATACTTGATGGTGTTGCGGAACAGTTTGAACATGCGCTGATCCAGTTTGTTCAACTTGGTCCACTGTTGCAATTGCTTTTTGATAATTTCTACTTCATGATCAGTGGGAGTATCTTTGAATATAATGTCAAACGGTGTGTTGTTGTCTTCGTTGTTTTGTGTGCTGAACTCAGCAATGATGTCTAAACATGCATTGATCTCTGAATCCATGTCCATGTTTTCGTACTGGTTATAACGTTCAACACGGTTGGGATGACCTGAATACACTTCTGGTAAACGGCTGGCATAGTTTCTAAAGGCAAAATCGTTAGCAGAACCTGTGTTGCCACTGCTGGTTTGTCGGCCGTAACCAGGAAGTCCGTCGGCTTTGTTTCCGGAAATAGGACTTAGCTGTCCGTTGGCATCACCGTCGGCAATTTTAAAATACTTGCGCCACCCACCATTGCGCCCGTTTCTACCGTTGTTTGATTCAGCCATTGAAATTTTCCTTTAACATACAACACATATTTAGCGCATGTTACTGTGCGTACTGTAAAAGTTTCTGTGACACACCCAGCTGATTTTGCATCACACGCACTATATCGTCAAGTCTTGACAGTTGTGCTGACATCAGTCCCATTTGTTCGCTGTTGCCTTGCATTTCAACTGGTATGCTATTGCCATTGGGCAACGGTACTACTGCTTCTGTACCGTGTAATGTAGTTTCGTAGCCAGATTCTGGTCCAGTTGCAATGCCGCCAAATTTGTATCCAGAAACTTCAGCATGGATGTGTCCGCCAGTGGCTTTACTACTTGGCCTACTATACTCGTCTTTAACATTTTTTGCACCAGGAAGGCCGCGAACCATTTCTGCTATTTCTTTGGATTTTGATGGATCATTTATTGTAAAGTCCAGTGCGTGACCAGTTTTGTGTGCGCTGTTGTAGTCCAGACCCTGATGATATCTGTCGTTAAATCCAGTGAATCTTGTTAGGTCTCCACCTAATTTATCGTTTATAGCATGTGCAAGAGCAATAATACGCTGATCTGATTCGCCGCCTGCTGTTGCTTGGCCAGCTGGCCCACCTTTGATTGGTAATCCAGAAAGATCTGGTGTGCTGCCACCTGATGCTCCGCCGCCAGATGGCCTGGATGATTTTGGGGTTATTGATCTACCGCCTGATGGCCTGGGCGCTACATTACGTTTCTTGGTTTCAACGCCCATCATGTTGGCCATTTTTTCCATTGCTGTAATTGTAGTTTCGGTTGCGGTTGACATACCTTTCATTGCAGTGGTGACTGGCCCTATACCCGCATTGATCAGATCATTGAGACTATCACGTGCTGTACGGTTATTGTCACGTGTTTTGTTTGCATCTTTGGTATTTTCATCTGTTACTTTTTGATCTTTTTTAGCTTGTGCTAATCTTTCGTCGTAGGTGCCACTTTCGAGATATGCTTTTAACTTCATTTGTTCTTGAATTGACAAGAACGTATCGTTGTTGGCTCCCATCTTGGCCAACTGTAATCCGCCGCCTTGCAAGTTTTTGGTAATGTCTTTTAATGCGGCTGCTTGGAATTCAGCTTCTGTGAATGTTTTCTTGCCTGCAACTGCTGCTGCATTGGGCATTGTTAATAATAATTTCTGTGCTTCTGGATTGTTCAAACTGCCGGATAGAATGTTTAAGAAACCTTTTCGTGTTTCTGGAGCCATTTTATCAAGCATTATTTGTGTGCCTTCGGCGGCTTTGATTTGGGCCTTGGCTGCTTCGTCACCCATGTCAGCACGTTGTTGCAATTCGTATTTGAAAGCAGCATAACGTTCCTCTGCCATTGCACTTTCTCTGGACGCTTCTTGCTCTGCTCTATTCTTACCTGTAATTTTAGCTAATAAATCTACTTCTCTGACATAGTTTCGTGATGCAGCAATCAACTGGTCTGTGGACATGCGTTGGCGGCCACCGGTCAGTGTTTGCATTTTCATGAAGCCAGCAATGCCCTTGTTGATGTCATCAACACTGATACCCATTTCCCGGAACTGGCGGCCAACATCACCTTGCTGTAATGAGTTTGCAACATTTGCAAACTCAGTAAGTCCGCCACCTACTGTTTTTCCAAAACTGGTCAATGTTGAAGAATTTTCACCAACAATGGCCACAAACTTGTCCAACTCGTTGACGCCGAGGTTGAGTTTTTTTAGATTATCGTAAACAGATTGTATGCCACCTGCACCAGCAGCGCCAATCTTGGACATTTGTTCATAACTTTCAAACAATGCATCTGTTTGCTTGTTTACTGCTTGTGTGTATTCGCTTACACCTTTGATTGCAGTTTTAAGGGCAGTACCAACATACGGAAGCATCCCAACCAAGTCGCCTATAGCATCGCTCATTGACCCAATTGAATCGTTAAACACCGAAGCACCGATTGCTCCTTGGTTCAGCTGTTTACCTAAATTAATCCCGCTGTTGCCAAGCGCTTTGAAGTCTTTGGTTAAACTGGTTTGAAACTGCGACAGTTTGGCAGCAGTGCCAGCGGTAACATTACCAAACTTGTTAAGTTCGTTGTTGGCTTTGCCTATTGTTTGGTTATATTCGTTAAGCTGTTGTTGCTGTTCTTGTTCTTCGGGTGTCATATTTTTATTCGCCGGGGTTAGATTTTACCATAACTATATTTATATAGGAAAATCGCATGTCAACTAACCCGTTAACACAATATTTTAGACAACCGGCAATTTATGTCAAGTTGCCCAGCAACGGACAACACTATCCCGAAGCAGCATTAAATATGCCTGCGAACAACGAGTTGCCAGTGTATCCAATGACTGCAATTGACGAAATCACATACAGAACACCAGATGCATTGTTCAACGGCAATGCTGTTGTTAATGTTATAAAAAGTTGTATACCCAACATACAAGATCCATGGGCAATTCCTGCAATGGATGTAGATACTATTCTTGTTGCTATTCGCATTGCCAGTTATGGGCATACTATGGAGATTTCAACAAGTTGTCCTCATTGTCAACACGAAGCAGACTATGGGTTAGACCTTAGAACAGTGATGGAGCGTATGCGGCCGCCAGACTATTCAAAATCAATACACGACGGTGATCTTGAAATTTACTTCAAACCAATGACGTACAAAAATTTAAACGACAACAACCAACGTCAGTTTGAAGAACAAAAGATTTTACAAGTGTTGCCAGAAACAGACATGCCCGACGACCAGCGCATGTCTGCTTTGAGTGCGGCATTGACAAAAATTACTGAAATTACAATAAGTGCTATTGCACAAAGTATTGCCGCTGTCAAAACTCCGGCGGCACTAGTCAGTGAACCTGAATTTATCGAAGACATGTTGAAAAATTGTGATCGGCGATTGTTTGGAAAAATACGGGATCATATTGTCAATGTCAAAGCAGAAGGCGAAATACAACCAATGAAATTGAAATGTGCTGCCTGTGAAAAAGAATATCAACAAGCTATCACATTGGACATGACAAGTTTTTTCGAGGACGCCTCTTAGTCTTGGACTCTGACGAAATTTCCAAGTGGGTAGACCAAATGGAAAAAGAAAGTAGAGAAATCAAACAAGAGGCGTTGAAAATGGTCTGGTACATGCGAGGCGGTTTGTCATACGAAGCAGCATTGAATCTTAGCTCAGATGAGCGTACTAGTATTTCAAAAATTATCGCTGATAACTTAGAGACCACAAAAAAGAGCGGCTTGCCGTTTTTTTAAAAAATGTTAAACTTGACAACAGTAAAACAAGACATACTGGCATGGTCCGAGAACTTTGTAGAAGTTCCGCATCCTGCACTAGGAGGCTGGGCTCCGTGTCCGTTTGCTCGCAAGGCTCGCTTGTCCGGCACAGTTAATGTTCTAGTAGGAGTCAACCCTTATTTTGATCTAAAGAATTGCAGTCGTTGGGGCATGGGCAAGTACGAAGTTATAATTTATGCATACGATCCTGAAGAATTCCCTTATGCTCGTTTTCATCAAGCACTGGAAGATGCCAACCAAGA